TGCTCGCCCGTGGGTATCACGATTGACTCGATGCCGCCTGCTTCGACTGGATACGTCATGTTCAATGGCGGGTCGATTGCCGTCTCAGTCAGCGTTGCGAGTTCGTAATAGAGCATTACGCCGTTCATTGCCGCCTTGAATGTAGCTGCATTGGTGTAATTGGTGTCCTTAACTCTCAGTAAAAGTGATGTTTGAGTGTTTGAGGCGGTAATCGTCTTGTCCGGCATATCCGATATTGCACCGTTGTATTCCGCATATGGCAGGCACATCAAGGCGCCGTGAAGCTTTATACCATTGTAGATCGTCCGGAACGTGTTGTCCGACTCGTAAAACCAATTCAGCGTCCCCAAATCCACCGCACCGATTCGCGTAACAGCCTTCTCGCTCGTTATCTCGTCGTACACGCTGCCAGCGCTGCGCATCCCATCGGGAAAGTAGGTCGCTGCTGGTATCTCGCGGATGACTCCAGCGCTCCTGATGCCCTCGACGTTCACGGACAGCAGCGAGCCTGCATCATACGGGTAGTAGTCCTCTGGGAACAGCGCTTCGAACTCCGCGACGGTTGACGGTTCGTTGCCTGCGCCGAAAATAGTGGTTAGGTCGAAAATCTGCGGCACGAAAATCAAGTTATTCGCCGTGTAGCCGCTTGCGATGATAATCTGGGCAACAACATAGACATTCGTTGATGTTTCGATTAGTCCGTTGCCAATGTCGGCACTAATACCATATCCGTTTTTTAATCTATACGTCGATGCAGTAGAACCACCCGCTGGGCATCCCTTAACCAATAGTTTATGACCAGATGCGGAATCAACTCTCAAACCGGTGTTAAACACTGTCTGCGCTGTAGCGGAGCCGTTTACTGTAACCGAACCGTCTCCGTTGTTCGTGAACGTAACGCCGTTTATAGTAGTGCTTGCTGATGTCACCGCTGCGAGCTGATTCCACCGGATCGTATTCCCCCGCAAGCTCTCGACCCGCACGCCCCCGTCATGGTCGCTCACGCGCTCGGCGAACGTCACGACTTCTGACTCCCCATCTACGAGCGAGCCCGAAACATATGCATAGTTCGAAGTCCCCGCGTTCAACTGCGGATATGCGCCCGTGGCGTTCACATCGCCCTGCGGCCCCTGCGGTCCCGTCTCGCCCTGGATCCCCTGCGGACCCTGCGGTCCCGCCTCGCCCTGGATCCCCTGCGGTCCCGTCTCGCCCTGCACGCCCTGGGGAATTTCGAACTCGAAATCCGTCGAGTGGTTCTCTTGGTCGAAAACGACTCTCACTGAGGCGTCCTCGCCCGCATCCAGCGTCTCGGTCGTGACGCTAACGGTATTGAAAACGCGATTGATCGCGCACACGAGGCATGCAAGCCAATTGATCTGTCCTTGCTGCGTGCGAAGCGTCATGAATTCCTGCGGTGGCCTGTCCTGCCCCGGCAACGTGAAATGCTCGTTTATGATGCCCATGAGATCCCCTATCTGACGCCGAACAGCGAGCACATCTTGAGGAATCCCTCGCGCGTTGCCGGCGTGTCGTAGCGTATGCAGTTCGCATAATACATGTCTATCAACGACTTCATTTTATAGGACGTCCGTTTCGCGTTCAACAGGTTAGGCGCGTTGTCTTCCCGCGTGAGGGCGTACACGTCCCCACCTGACGGGCATTTACGGGTCACATAGTAAAATCCCTTGACGTACGATATCCAAACGCCGTAAATCGCTTCTCCGTACTTGAAGCCGAAGAGGAATTTCGCATCCTTCGGTTTCTGCTCGACGAAATCGTCGTTCGCGTTCGAAAAGCGATTGGTGATCATGTCCTCGATATGACCGCGCGCGAGGCGTCCGACGATGGTGTCCCGCTTCGCGATCGAATACCCCTCGTCAATCTCGTAATGGAGCAAGACGAGGCCCTTTTCGATTCACGTGTAGCCCGCGCGCGGCTCGTTCGTTATGCCGAACTCGACGAAATAGGGATTGACCAGATCGCACGCGTTGGCGCAAAGGTACACCGAAACCGGAGATCCTTCTCCCGGGACTTCTCGGATGATCGAGTCGAGGAGTTTCAAGAGCTTCGAATACTCGCCGGGGAGGTATCCGGGAAACGACCTCTTTTCCAAGATGAATTCGTCGAAGAGGACCCGTTTCACGTGGGCGAACGTCTTCTTCTTCTTCTTCTGCTGTGAGTTGAGCGCGACGCAATATCCGATGAGCTCCCATTTCGTGTGCTTTCCCTCATCGTCGAGCTCTTCGGCGATGAACATCTTCCCGCCCTCGGTCCGGAAGACGTATCTGTCGAATTCCTCGTTCAAGATCAGCTTGTCGAAGTAACCGTCGCACACGTCGGCGACCTCGACCTCGTAGCGCACGATCTCGACGAATCGCCATTTGCCGGAAATCCAGTCTTTCACGAATTGCTTTCTGAGGCCGTACGTCTTGCCGCGTCCCCTCGACGTGATGATCATGTTGAGGCGCGCGGCATACGAAAACGTCTTCGACCAATTATAGAAATCGACTGCCTTCATTAGAAATACCCGAACTGGTAATTCGCGACCTTCACCCTGACTCTCCCGATTCCCGTCACGTAAAGCCACGCCCATAAACCATATACGAGCATCATTTCGATGTACCCGTTTCCGGATACCGCGTTCCTCCGGACCGGATACCAGACGCCGTTGCAATTGGTCATTTCCTGCAGAACGGCCGTCGTGTACCTCGTCGCATGGACGTATGCGCGCCCGTTGAAGAACTCGACGTGCGACGCGGCGAAGAGCATTTCGATCGCTCCGGGGACCGTGGCCGTCATCGTGACGGCCTGGACGCCGGGGCTCGTGTTGAAACCTTGGGCCGACGCCGTCATGGTGACTGACGAGAATTTGTAATACGACGCGCTGTTGATTATCACGGAGCTCACCGAGGCGGTGACGGGATTGGCGATAGAGCCCGAGATTTCCGTGTACGCCGAGGCGTTCCCGCTCGTCGCCGATTGCCGCGCGGATAGGGCGCTGACTTGGGCCGCACCTGAAACGTTCAGCCTGCTGTTGTCGTTGGTCCTATGGATATACACCGTCACGATCAGCGAATCGGCGTCAGAATAGACGAACCGGTCCGAGCCCTCGAAACCGAGATACGAGATGTCGATCGTCAGGGTCCCAGACGATTCGGTGACGGTCGCCGCCGCCGAAATCCGAGGATTTAGCCACCGCTCCGGGGTGAAGCTCGGGGACGTGTATTCGAGTTGCACGAGCGCGTCGTATACTGCCATTTAGAACACCTGGCAAAAGCAGCTTTCGAGCGCTTCGAAGACGAGGCCCAGAAGGTCCGGCATGGTAGAGGCCCAATTGCTCGCTAGCTCGGAGAGCTGGCCCGCCTTGACTGTCCTTTCCATGTCGGTTTCGCCCGTTGCCTGGTCGCTCGACGAGCTCGTTCCGGTGCCGCTCGTCGTTTGGTCGTGCTCGACCGTGCCGGTATCGGTCCCGCTCGTGCTCGACGTTCCCGTTCCGGTAGACCCCGATTCGGTGCCGTTCGTCATGTAGTTCTCGGTCGACGAGAGCATGACTTGGGGCGTCTCCGAAGAGATCGCCGTCGCCTTCGATTCGCTCGTGGTCTCGTTCTCGGACGTGTTAGCGCGGTCGTACGTGTCGACGAGCTTCGAAGTCCCCGAATCGGTCCTCGTGCCGCTCGACGTCGAGGATTGCTCGTTCGTCCCGTGGGAGGTCTCCACGCTCGAAACGTCCCAATCCTCGGATCCGGCGAGCGCGAAAGCCGCGATCGAGTTGACGCGAGGCATGATCCGATTCATGACGCGCCCGGCGTACGCTGCGAACATGGGGGCCGTTTCGGGGCCGATTTCGCGGTAGGCGAAGTAATCGTATATCTCGCCGTTCAACCAATCGCGTTTGGTCTCGTCCCAGATCGGGTAGTTCCCGAGGAGGTCGCCCATCGTGTATCCGAAGCGGTTAACGACGTCGTAGAGCGTCGGTGCGTCGAAGAGCTTTTCGTCGTACAAGTTCGGGTAGAGATACATCTAGACCCCTTCCTCTCCGGTCGATTGCGCGCCCATTGCGGCGAGCAGCGACGCGAAACCGCCTCCAGTCATGGCCGCGGCGATATCGGCGATAGATCCCTCGATGCCCCATTCGACCGTGAGCGGTTCCGTATCGAATCCATGCGCTGCGAAAATCACGTTCGCCCGCTCGCAGAACTCCGCGCGCGCCTTGAGTCTGCTTTCCCTCATGCCCATGATCATTTCGTTGTTAGAGAGCACTTCGGCGGTCTGCACGCGCTCCTTTTTATCGACGTTGGTATTGTCGATTCCAAGAAACGTGAGGGCCTCGTTCACGAGCATCATCTTGTTTGCCTGGATCTTGTCGGCGACGTAGGGCGCGCCCGTCTGCAGGATGTAGGGGAGTTCTTCGGCACCTTCCTGCGTGACTTCCCAGTATTGATCCTGACGCTCGAGCTTTTGGCGCAGCTTGTTCCTTTGCTTGCCCTTTTCGGCGTTCGCTGCGATAACCCAGGGGGTGAGCTGCGCGTCGACGTTCATGTCCATGACCCAATCGTACCGGGCGATCCGTTGCGCGTATGACCGGAGCGTGAGCAAAAGCGGAACGCGCGTCAAGTTGTCCCAGCAGACCGCGCAGTCGGCGTCCCTCACGAGCAGCGTTTCGGGGTCTCCCCATGGCTGCGCGTGCCTATACCACCATTGACCCGAGGGGCTCGTCAAGAGAACCTCGTTCGGATTGTAGTACATGTTTATCATGTCGGCGAAAGACGCCTGCGCGAACAGGAGCCCGCCCGATTCGGCGAACATTCCCCCGCATCCGAAATGCAGGAGGATGTACTCGACGGCGCGCGGGTCGATGCCCGCCGGCATGCCGTTCCATTTTATCGAGCTGATCGCCAGCGTCTTCAAAGCGTTGTACCAGACTTGATAGTATTGGCGTTCCTCGATCGACCCGCCGCGCGTCGTGAACATGTCCCGGACCCAGCGCCGGCCGAATTGCTGGTCCTCTTCGAAGGGAAATTCGATCAGGTCCCGCTCTCGAATTGGTTTCGTCATGTGATCCTCCTAGTAAAGGGCGCCCAAAGTGCTATCCGACGTGTTGGCGGTCGGCGAGAAATAAGGCAATTTGCCGATATCGCTCGGGTCGCGCCAAATGGTCACGCCCTTCTCGAAAATGCCTCTGATCGCCTCTTTCACGCCTTCCTCGACGTTCCCGGTTAAAACGACGTCCTGCGCCTTCCAGTAACAGAAGTAGTTCATGATGCAGAAGTTCGTGCCGATGTGGACGTATTCGTTCACGGCGTACCCGAATCGCTGCCAGTACCTCGATATGCGGGCCTGGTACCCGCGCGAGACCGTATGTCCGGAGATGATGTAGTTGACGGAGCGCCACGCGGCGAGGTTCGCGAGGAATCCGCCTCCCATCGCGCCGGAGAACGTCGGCGGGAGGACCTGCGCGTTCTGCACCGTCGCGTCGATCGCCGCTATGGCCTGTTGGTAATCGCCTCGCGCCGCCCATTGCTGCAGTTGGTAGTTCGCGTCGATGTTGCCGGCTTGCGCGCGCTGCGTGTTCTGGAATTGCAGATTCCCGACCTCGTTGGCGGTCGCGCCCGTCGACGCGTTCACCGTCGTGTTGATGATCGTCGATACGTCCGCGCCGCCGAAAACCTGGTTCGCCGCTCCCTGGGCTCCTGCGGAAAGTGAGTTGAACGTGTCGCGAAGCTGGTTTCCGACGAGGTTACCCATGGAATAGCGCGAAATGTCGCGTTGCGTGTTATAGGCCAATTGCTGGTTTTGGGCTGCAGCTCCCATCGACCGCATGGCGTTGTCGTATGACGTCTGCGAGCTCGCGAGCGACCGGTCGAGCTGCCAACCGGCATTGTCCCGTGCATACCCGAGCGTCCCGGCGTTGGCGGCGAGGTAGTTGATGTACCCGTCGTTGATGATGGAGAACTGGGGAAACTCGTTCCACAATAGCGCGTTGTCGAAGGTTTCGCCGTAATGCTTCTTCGAGGAGCCGACGCCTCCGGCCGGCGCCTTTTGGTAGACCAGGAGATCGTCGCGCGCGACGTCGGTTCCGTAGTAGCTCGGGAATATCGCGATCCGCTGGAATGGCGGTATCGCGCACGAGTAGACGAGATCGTCGACGAGGTTGTTCGCGAAGCGCTCCGGTTTGAACACGATCGGCTGGCCCGTGTAATTCTCGTATTGCAGATAGGAGAACGGCCAAACCTTGCTCTTGGGCTCGTTTTTCCATTCGGGCAAAACGGACCCGTCGGACGGGTTATAAGGTTCTAACATGTTCGTGACGTAATACGGCGTGAAGTATTTCGTCGGGCTCGAGCTCGGCGATGGATAGTAATATCCATCGTATTTGAATTTCGAGTTGATCGCGTAGGCGGGGACGTTGCCGCCGATGTTCTCGATATAGTTCGAGTTCAGTTCGAGCATTTCGCCCGGAACCGCCGTCAGCGACAGGATGTTGTTCGCGATCCAGGGGTACCCGTTGAGCGTCGACAAGAAGCTCGTGAAGTTCGACCACGTGAGCGCCCAATACTCGCATGACGCCGGCAATTCGTCGGATAGGTTGCCGTAGGAAACCGGGAGGCGCGGATTGTTGACCGTTCCCCACTCGCTCCGGTTGGCGGATACGTCGAGCTGGACCGCCGACGCGATGACGATCATCCAGGCGCTATCCCCGGACCCCACGAAAGACCTCGTGTTCTCGTTGATCGAGAGGTAGGCGTTTCCGACGTCGAGGCCCTCGGGCTGGACCAGGTACCGGCGGGCGATTTTGTAGTATTGGTTCTGCGCGTCTCCGGTCGTGGCCGCATAGGTCCTCTCGAACGCGTGCCGCGCGACGTGTCCGCGCTCGACGAAAGCGCTCTCGATCTCGATATAGGGGCCGTACGTGGTCCACACGTCGAGCTGCAGCGTCAAATGCGTAGTGTTCGGCGCGACGAACGAAACGCCGGTGATGAAGTAGTAGAGCGTCGGGGGCGTCTCCTCTCCCGCCACCGGCAATTCGGGGTTCTTAACGACCAGGTAGTTGTATTTATAGCATTTGCTGTAAGGGAGGTTGACGCGCACCGGCTCGTTGGGCTTGCAATAGGTAACGCGGTCGATTTCGAGCATCTCGCCCGGAAATTCGGCACGGAAGAAATACGAGTCCCGGTGACCTTCCTGGAAATTGCACCGGTTCTCTGCGGAGTACCGGTAGAGGTTGAAGGTCGACACGTTACGGTAGTTCTGGTCCCATGGGACATCGCAAAGTTTGAGCTGCGTTCCGACGGGCCACGTCGAAGGCGTGAATCCGATCGAGACGTCGAATTCCCCGACGCCGACGTTTTCGACGGGATATGCATCCATATATCGCTCCAATTGAAAAGGGTCCGCATTCACGGACCCAATTCTAACATGCGCGGCCGTCGATGGCATTAGAGGCGGTCTGCGCGCACGTCGGCGACGAGCTCGAAGGGCGCCGTCGCGATCTTCCCCGCGTCGACATCGTAGAAGTAATCGCACGGGACACGCGCCGCCCGCGTGCCGTCCGCGTGCCGCTCGGGATTGGGGATCTCGCAATGGACCCACCAATCCCCATCCTGGGAATGGTAGCGGAACTTCGGGAAGATCATCCGAACGAGGTCGCGGGGGATTCCCGCCCGGTCCTGCGCACGTGCGGCCACGAACGCGGTCCGCGCGCGCCTCGTCTTGAAACGGTAGAGCATGAGCTCGTTGGAATGGGCCGTCCTGGACGTGCGGAAGGTGCTGATGGCGTAGTAGTACATTAGAGGACCTTTCCCTCGATGATTTCGATAATGCCCGAGACGTCCGGGTTCGTTATCATGCATGATGTGAATCCCTCGTCATCTTCGGTGAAAACCATTAGCTTACCGTTATGCCACCATTTGAGAACGCTTGTCTCTATGAGCAATTTGGAATTGAAATCGATTGCAAAATCGTATTCGATGCCGGCATTGATGAGGGCCTTCTCGACTTTCTGGATTTTCTTGATCATTAGAACCCCTTAACAGTAGCGCGATGCGTATATGACGAACCCGAGCAGGAAGACGATCGTTAGAACGGAGTCCGCGAGCATTTCTCGATCTCCTTTTCGATGAGTGTTGCGATCTCGTCGGGTGACGCGCCGGTTATTTCTTCTGTCATCATGAGGCAATGAGTGTATGCGTCGAAATACGTATTGGCCGCGCCGACGTTGCCGGCCTTGCAAAAAACGCGGTAGATCTCGTACTTGCGGGCGACAATCCTGATGCATTTGGCCAATAGCCCGTCGACCTCGGGCTCGGGTTCGATGAGGCTTTCGAAATATGCTTTCGCGTCTTCTGCAGAAATTAGGGAACTACGGTAGAACTTCGCTCCTGAAATCGTCGCCGGCGTCTCGTAGTAGTTGGTCATCGTCGCGACCACATCGTCGAGCTCGCCGACGAACAAGCGGTTTTCCTCGTGCGTGATCGGGTCGTACGAGTCGATCGCATACCAATCGGCGTAATAACCCTCGGTCTCCCACGTTGCCAGAATCTCGTCAGTGGTTTTCATGATCATCCTTTCTTGTCGTTTTTCCTGACGTGATTATTGTACCAAAAGTTGAGTACAAAAACACTGTCATTTTGCACAAAGACAAATTTTCATTGCGTTGTACTTAAATTGTTGGTACAATCCGAAAACGAAAGGAGGTGAGGAAATGCCGCGGACGCACATCCAGCACACGGCGAACGGGACCGTCGCACATGGATACGTGATCCAGGACGGGAAGGCGGTTTTCGCGTCGTTCGAGATCGAGGGGAAGAGGCTATCGATCAAGAGCGCGGAAAACCACGTCCGAAGGAACCATGACCCGACGTTTGCCATTGATTCGATTACCCATTACCGCAAACTTTACCGTATGCCGATCTCGCAATTCGTCGAGTCGGCGGAACTTTACGACATCCAGGAAGGGGACTAATCATGTCCAACGAAATCGTACCGGCGAGCCCTCAAGAAGTATCCCGCATCGACACGTCGAATCCCATCGGGGGAATGTACTCGTCGATGAAATCCGAGACGCGCGAAGAGCGCCTCGACCTCTTCGAGGCCGTCACGAACGCGGAGCCCTTGGAGGACCATATCAACGAATGCATCATGGTCCAGGACGTCACGATCCAGCCCGTCGAGTTCGTCGATAGCGTTACCGGCGAATGCAAGATGCAGAATCGAATCACGCTCATCACGCCGGACAAGGACGCTTTCGCTTGCACGTCTTTGGGCGTCGAGACGAGCTTGAAGCAGCTTTTCGGGATCGTCGGGAACCCGCCTTGGGTGCCGGCGCTGCCCCTCAAGGCCGTGAAGCAGCAGGGGAACGGCAAATACAAGTTCACGTCCCTGCAGCTCTTCAAGTAGGAAGCAGAACACCTGTTTTCTAGATTTGGCAGTTTAATTCTGATAGGCTCGAATCTCCCCCAAGATTCGGGCCTTATTGCTAGGGAGAATAAAATGGCTTTCGGTTTCGTCGACGCCTTCAACAAGGCATTTCAAAAAATCACTTCTAAAGTCATGGGCATTTTGCCCAAGCGCAAGCCGAAACCCCCGAAGCCGAAACCCTGGCAACAATCGAGAAAAGAGCTCGAACGGTCGAAGAAGCGCATCGAGACGAGCGCGGAACGGATTCCGCAAGAATCAGAGCCCGATTTCATCGAGCCCGACGATATGCCGCCGTTCCCGACAATCGCCCCGGAAAGCGTCGAGGCGGCGCGCGCGCTGACCCGAGGACGCGAATTCGACATGCTCATCGACGAAGACCCCGCTTTCATGGCATGGGTGAACCGCGTCGGAGGCGAGGCCGGCGTGAACATCGACCCGCGCGTCGGCGTAACTCAATCGCGCCTCGATTACCTCGTCGAGCTCTTCGGCGTCGAAGACCCCCTAGCTCTTTACGAGTACATCAGCAACGATCCCGATTACGGTTACAAGGAATTTCAAGAGGCGTACGACGTCGACGGCAAGAACAAGACGCCCGGAGGGGAGGGGGCCTATAGGGTGAACAACGCGATCTCAATGCACATGATGCAAGTGCAGTTGTTCGAGAAATTCCCGATTTACGAGCTGGTGACGGCATGAAGCGCCGCCTACCTTCACGAGTCGTCGCCGCACTCGATACCGAGACCGTCAATGCGAAAGCGAAACATCCCGTATCGTTGCCGGTCTCGTTTCAGATCGCGTGGACGGGAGGTGCGCCGCTCTCGGACGTCGACCTCGAAACGCTGGATGTCATCGTCCTGAGGTTTCAAGACGATCTCCCGCGCGCTTTGTCCCGTATCGTGCTCGACGGCAAGAAAAAGGGGTATTCTCCGGTCGTTGCCGTCCATAACCTCGCATACGACCTCCGTTTCCTCATGGACTACATCGAGCGGGCCTTTCTTGCCGGCTACGAGATAGAGTGCTGTTTCAAATCGTCGATAAAACCCCTCAACGTGAGCATATGCGAGGATGGGCGGGCACGTTTGGTTTTCTGGGATACCTTGACGTTTTCCGGTATGGGACTCGCGAGGATGGGCCGCCAATGCGGGGTCGAGAAGCTCGTCGGCGATTGGGACTACACGAAAGCGCGCCACGCCGAAACCGAGCTCGACGAGCAGGAAATCGCATACGCGAAAGGCGACGTCATAACGCTTTTAAATTGGCTTGCATATTGGGAGAAGTTGAATCCCGAGACGAAACCGGGCGAGCTCGGAACGCGGATTCTCACGAAAACCTCGGTCGTGCGCTCGAAATGCAGGGCGATCACGTCCAGGCTGAAAAAGCCATGGCGCAATCGAAAGATAAGCCTTTACGGCGAGTTCCTCTTATGCTGCAAGCAGGAGCTACCGAAGACCGAAGCGGACTACAATCTCATGATCCGCTCGACGTCGGCGGGATGGTCCTTCACGGCGAGCGAGAGTGCCGGCGTGACGTTCGACCATTGCATCAAGATCGACGCGCGGAGCATGCACCCGTCGCACATGCTGACGCATCTGTACCCGCGCGCTTTCGAGATCGTGCAGGGGTCCGATCGGGCCGCTTTCGTGTTTTCCACGATCTGTGCAAAGCCGGTGGAAAAAGTCATTTCGGACTGGGAGAGGCCGTTTCCATACGCGTTCAACGCGCGCGTCAAGTTCACGAATTTGAGACTCAAGAAAGGGAGCATTTTCGAGCGCGACGGCGTAGGATTGCACGGCTCGGGGCTCTTCAAGGACTACGAATCGCGTTTCGACGATTACGACGATGAAGCTTCTAACAGGGAATTCAACAGGATAAACGCGTCGGGTTATGCGAACTACTGCGTCAAGGGCCGTTACGCCTTTGGAAAGCTCGTGAGCGCCGACATATGCGTGATCTCCCTCAACGAGATAAACGCGTGGGTCCATGCGCAGGTCTACGAATGGGATTCGTTCGAAGTCTACGAGATGAGCGCGTCGGCGACGTTCAAACGCGTCCCTGACCATGTTCACGCGTGCGTGTCCGCAATGGTCGAGCGCAAGAACATCGTCAAGAGGATGATGAAGGGGGAGCGGATCGCCCGTCCCGAGTGGATGCCGGCGAGCGCGTACGACGAGATCACGAACGACCCGGAAAGCCAGGGCGCGAAAGACTATTACGGGCTCGTGAAAGCGGACGTCAATTCGCTCTACGGCATGTTCGCGACGAACGAATTCAAACAGGAAATTTCGTATTACGAGGGAGAGAACACGTTCGACTACTCGGGCGAGTCGGGATTTTCCAACATGCCGGAAAAGCCGAAAGCATGGTACCAGTTCGGTTTGAGGATCGCCGCGTTTTCGCGCTTGCAACAATGCATAGCGATGGTGTTGCTCGACGGGTACGGAGTCGCGAGGCGTTTCGTAAACGGCGATACCGATTCCCTGGCATTCGAGGCGTTCGACGGGATGGGGCTCGAAGACGCGCTATCGGCCCTCGACGAGTTGCACGCCGTCATCAGGCGGGGAATGGACGTTTGCATCCGCTCGAAATTCGTAAACAGGGACAATTTCGAAGGTCTCGGGGAGTACGAATTGGACTGTCTGCCGGCGAAGTATTGCGCAGTTGCCAACAAGCGCTATGCGTACCTCGACAACGCCGGCGCGGTGCATACCGCATCGGCCGGCGTCCCGGTGAAATCGACGCGCGAGGTCATGCAATACGAGCTATCTTCCGGGTCGAGCTTCTCGCGCGCTACCATTCGAGCGCTCGGCTACGAGGTCGAATACGTCGGCGAGATATCGGGGACCAAGGCGCGCACGATTCCGAAATGGGGCGAAACTTTGGGAGAGGATTTAGAGCTCGTCGATTGGCGGGGCGTGCCTTTCACCTATCCGGCCGAAACTTGTGTCGGGATAGCGCTATCCAATACGTCTAAGGTGCTCGGGAGCGGGTACGATTTCGACTATACTAAATGTTGCGCGAATGCGGGTTTGCCCAGAATGGCGCGCCGGCATTACGAAAAGGTCCTGACAACAGACGGAGTGAAGATGATAGGGGAGTGGTGATAATGCCTTTTAACTGGGAAATCCCTCAAGACGAGCTCGACGCTTTCCATGGCCAAGCCGAAAGCATATTCGGCACGATCGGGGACGCGGCCATGGGCCTCGGGTCGAAGGTAGCCGGCATGGTCGACCCCGAGCACGTGACAAGCGCGATCGAGAGGGCAGGCGAGTCCGGAGATATAGGAGAAGGCGCATCGGAGCTCTACGCTGGCGCGCTCAACGTCGTGAGCGACATCGCGCAGGGTCTCGGCATGAATATGGAGAACGTACCGGAATACACCGGGGAGAGCGCGACGGCGTTTTGGCGCGGTCTTGCCGGTGACGAATCGGCGCGCGAAACTCCGGTCACGACGCGATCGGGCGAGGAAACGAAACTCGGAGAGGTCAAGGGTTACGGAGAGATGGAGGATATCGCCGCCGACGTTCGAACCGGCGCGGAAGGTCTGACGAAAGCCGCGCAACTCGGGGCGCTAAACGAGATATGGGACAGGCTCAACGCCGGCGCGACGAAACCGATCACGTCGACCGCGAACACGATCGAGCAGCTACTCGACATTGACAACAGGGGGTTAATCTAGTGTAATGACAGTGCGTGCCTCCGCGCGATCCGTGAGTATCACACATCCGGTATGCAGGGCCGAAAGGCCCCCGGGGTGAGGTTTCACGGCATGGGACTTTTAACGGAAACCGCGGAAAGGTCGCACCCACTTGGGCGCGCCCTTCTCATGCGAGACGGGGCGCGCCACGAAAGGATGGAACATGGATCTTGACGAACTCATGGCAATGCTCGACGGTGTTGAATTCGACGGGCGCGACGATTTCATTTCTGGCGTCAACAATTTGAGCGCCGGCGCGACGGCGCGCATAACCGAGCTCGAAACCGATCTCGCGAAGGCGAATGCCGACCTGCAGAAAGCGCAGGCCGACAATTACAAATTGATCATGGCGCAGACCGCCGAAAAGGACCCCGAAGAGGAAGAAACGCCCGAAGTCACCGAAGAAGACAAGGACGTCACGAAGCTGATCAAAGATTAGGAGATGATCCCCAATGGCAAGACTCGACGCCTCCAACATAGACGTCATCAACACCGTTCGAGCTAACGCGTCGCTCGATTACCAGAAGCGAGTCCCGGTCGTTACCAAGAGCAACATCGCCGCGACGCTCAAGCGCCTGACCGAGTATGATCCGCTTTGGAACGAGTTCCAGAACGTGCTCATCAACAAAATCGGGCTCGTCGTGATGGACAAGAACATGGTTTTCGAAAACCGCCTCCGCCCCCTCAAGTCCGGCGGCATGGAATTCGGCGGCGTGGTCCAGGAGCTCGACGCGCAGCTCATCGAGTCCGAAGCGTACGACCCGAATTCTACTGACGTGTTCTCGAAGCACGAGCCCGAGGTCCTCGTGAACTATCACAAGGTCAATCGGCGCGACAAATACCCCTTCACGGTCAACTCCGACCTGCTCGAAGAGGCGTTCGTGAACGACGGGCAGCTGGCCGCGTACGTCAATTCCCTGATGGTCGTTCCCCAGCAATCTGCAGAGTGGGACGAGTACCTCATCATGCGCGATCTTCTCACGTCCTACCAGCAGCGCGCAGGCGGCTTCGCGAATTACCAGGTTAGCGACATCGCGACCGCAGCGGACCCGGCTGCAGCGGGCAAGGAGCTGACGCGCTACATTCGCGAGATGTACCTCACGATGAAGGGTTTCTACAAAAACCAGTTCAACGCCTCGCATGCGGACGCCTTCTCCACCGAGCTCGTCTTGCTCACGACCGCAAAGGTTTCATCGTTCCTGGATGTCGAGGTCCTCGCTAACGCCTTCCATATGGATAAGGCCGAATGGCTCGCCGACCGCGTCGTGATCCTCGACGAGTGGCCGAAGGGGCTCGAAGGTACCCAGGCCATGCTGGTGGACTCTAAATTCTATCGAGTCTACGACACTAAGCGCCGGACCGCTTCGATCTTCAATCCTGCCTCGTTGAACTGGAATTACTTCTACCATATCTGGCAGATTATCAGCGCGTCGACTGTGAAGAACGCGCTCCGTTTCTCGACCTCGGGAGATAACATCGTGATTCCCACTGCGAAGACCGCATCCAGCGTGAGCGCCTCGGTCGCCTCGAACTTCTTCAAACCGGGCGATGTCATTGCGTGCGGCGCTACCGTCACGTATAGCGACGGCTCGACCGATTCGAATGCGTACTACGTCATCACGGGCGTTGATACCGCGTCCGGTGCGGTTGTCGAGGTCCTGCCCGATACCGGTACCTACATCGACCGTATGGGCTATCTGCACGTTTCGGAGAATTGCGCGTTCTCGCAGATCGTCGTTACCGCCAAGGCGACGGATGACCCGAGCATCACCGATAGCGAAACGCTCGTCAGGGGCCCGTCCGTCACTTTGAACAAATCGAGCGTCGAGGTAACGGCGGCATCGGGCGCGAGCCATACCGCGACTGTTAGCGCTACCACGGTACCTGCAGGGCAGACGGTCACATGGGCGTCGAGCGACACGTCGGTTGCGACGGTATCGAACGGCACGATCACGGGCGTCACCGCTGGATCCTGCACGGTGACGGCATCGTTCACCAAGACGGGAGACGGCGCCGGCACGTACACCGCAGAGGTCGCCGTTACTGTAGTGTAGCTTTCCTCCTTCCAACCCCTTCTCTCGACGAGGCGCCCCGGGCCGTGCGGTCCGGGGCGTTTCGCTTTGCGCTCGGTGCCGTGCGGCGCTGCGAATGTTTGTTCGTGTT